AATGTTAAATAACGAGCAGATCGCAATGAAGGTTCACGCTCTTAAACTCAAATATGCTGACCGTGATTCACGTATGGCAGATGTATTAGAGATCAGACGTGGCAATATGGTTAACGTTGCCCCTGAGTTCTTCCCAGAGGGTATGAGCAAACCAATGATTGCTAACTTCATTGATGTTGCTGCACGCGATATTTCAGAAGTGTTAGCCCCTCTTCCTTCTTTTAACTGCCAAACCACAAACATAACTTCTGATCGTGCAAAAAAGAATGCTGACACTAGAACAATGATTGCAAACAATTATGTTCAGTTTGCCAGACTTCAAACACAAATGTACACAGGTGCAGATTATTATGGAACCTATGGGTTCCTGCCAATAATTGTTGAACCTGATACAGACGCAAGACTTCCACGCATTCGCATAGAAAACCCTATAGGTGCTTACCCAGAATTTGATCGCTATGGTCGAATCGTGGCTTACTCAAAGCGTTATGTTAAAACCATTGCAGAATTACTTGTTGACTTCCCAGAGTACTCTCGTCAAATTCTAGGTGGCAACTCAGTTGAAGATGTTGATGTTTATGCAACATTGGAAATGATTCGCTATGAAGATGCTGAACAAATTACTTTATTCTTACCTACTAGAGAAAACCTAGTTTTAAGAACTACACCTAACCCAATGGGTGAAGTGATGGTTCGTATTGCTAGACGACCTGGTGTGGATGATGAACCAAGAGGTCAATTCGATGACATTCTTTGGGCTCAAATTGCACGTGCACGTTTTGCTTTACTTGCAATGGATGCTGCAGAGAAATCTGTTAACGCACCATTAGCTATCCCTAACGATGTGCAAGAATTTACTTTCGGTCCAGACGCAATCTTGCGTTCCCAAAACCCTCAAGCAATTAGACGTGTTGGGTTAGAAGTTCCACCTGCAGCATTTCAAGAAGCAGCTTTACTGCAACAAGAAATGCGTATGGGTGCACGTTACCCTGAAGGTCGTTCTGGAACTATTGATGCTTCTGTTATCACTGGTCAAGGTGTACAAGCATTACTTGGTGCATTTGATACCCAGGTAAAAACTGGTCAACAAATTTTAGCTGACATCTTTGAAGATGTATTATCACTTTGCTTTAAGATGGATGAAAAACTTTTCCCTGGTGAAAAAACAATCAATGGTGTTAACAATGGTTCACCATATGAATTAAAATATGATGCCAGAAAAGACATTAAAGGTGAATACTCAATCCAAGTACGTTACGGATTAATGAGTGGACTTGATCCTTCACGTGCTTTAATCTTCTCACTACAAGCTCTAGGTGCAGATCTTATTTCAAGAGATTTCATTATGAGAGAATTACCTTGGTCAATGAATGTGACTGGGGAACAAGAAAGAATTGACATTCAAAAGATGCGAGATAACTTAAACGCATCTATGAACGCTTTAGCTCAAGCCATTCCACAAATGGCTACACAGGGACAAGATCCTTCAGACATAGTTTCTAAAATGGCACAGGTCATTAAGGAACGCCAAGCAGGTACTTCTATTGAAGATGCCGTTGGAAAAATCTTTACTCCAGCACCAGCCCCAGAGATGGCTCCACAAGCCGCTCCTGGAGAGTTAGTGTCTCCAGTTGAGCAAATGTCTGTCCCACAAAATGCTCCTGTTGAGGCTGCTCCAGGAGCACCCCAAGCACAACAAGCACCACCAAACTTACAAGCGATCCTCGGACAGTTAGCAGGTTAATATGGCAGAAGTTGTTTCAGGCGTAGGAAAAAACGCTAAAAGAACTGATATGAATACATCTAGCAAATTAACACAAGGTATGAAAGATCGTATTCCACCAACTTATTACGGTGAACAAACAGATCTAAATCAAATACAAGCAGGTGCTGACCTACAAGGTCCTTCTTACAAGATACCTAAGATGGGTCCAATAATTCCTGTTACCCCCAATACTCCAACTGTTCCATTTTTTGCTGACACTTTAAGACCAGAGGAAGCCCCAGAAACAGGGATGGACATTAACGTAGGAACAATGTCTCCAGGTCCAGAAGTATTAATTGGCACAAATTATCAATCCCCAAAGTTATCTGACCGTGTAGCTCCTGCAGTTCAAACAGATCCAAATCCAGAGATTCAAGCATTCTACGATTTTCTTGTTGAACGTGGGTTGTAAATGTCTGATGATAGCATCGGCTCATTAATTTGGAACACTTCACCGCAAGTTTATAATTCATTAAATCAATCAAACGCTTCTGATGATACAAAAAAACGTGCTGCAGTAGCATCTAAATTAGTTCAACAACATAAATCTTTTACTGGTATGCCAGATGCAGAAGCTCGTACTGCGTTTCAAAGACTTCCTGAAACTAATCGTCAAGCTTTAATTGACTTTTATCCAGAACAAAACTATAGCAAAGCTAAAGTATCTACTTGGCAAAAACTTAAATCTGCTACTAATATACCTAGCTTTGGTGAATTACTTAACGGTTTTCAAAAATATGCTTGGACTCAAACCAATCTTTATAGAGTTTCAAACTTAAAACAAGAACAACTAAGAACAAGTCCAGAAGAACAAGCAAGATTTGCTGGTGTTCAAGAAAGAGTTGCTGCCACCCCATTAGTTCCTGGTGGTGGAATGTTTCCTGCTGGTATTCAGATTGTTCCTCCTGCTAGAGATAACAAAAAAACTCAACAATCCTTTGAAGCATTCTTAACTGATGACCAATGGAACACCACATTCAATGGTGAACAATATTTTGATAAACAAAAAGAAGCTGAAGTAGTATCTAAATACTCTCCAGCAGTTTCTAAAGTAGCAAAACTCTGGGCAATGGGTAAAGCTCCTCAAGAAATTATGGCTTTAGTAGAAACCCCTGAAGAAGAACAAGCTTTAATTGCCTATATGGACCCTCAAAAGGGTAAAGAAAGCGAAGTCTTTAAAGCTATTAATGATTTTGACCACGCTAAAGTAAGCCCTGGTAGAGATCTTGCTTATGGTTTAAGAGAATATGATCGTTATAGTAAAATTCCAGATAGATATGATGTTGTTTCTGGTCTTACTGATGCTGCATTTTTAATTGCAACTGATCCAAGCGTTGTATTAACCAAAGCATTATCTGCTATTAAGGTAGCTCGTTTTGGTTTAATGAAATTTGCTGGTGCTGATGGTATTAAATTATCAACAGGGCTAGATAAAATGTTTAAAGCTACAAGTGTTAGAAATTTTTGGAATGAAGCTGGCGCAAAAGTTGGACAATATGCTGACAGTAAAAGCCTTGAAGCCAGAGGACAGATTGCTGCTGAGTTAAGTAAAGACTTTGGTATTGATGTTAGCAAAAAAGTAGTAGATGATGCTAGTGAAATAGTTGCTGTTGACTTTATAGATCAATTAGCAAAAGCTGGTGTAAGAGATGCAGACTCTGCATTAAGCTACTTTAAGAATGCTGGGATAACTGAACTTCTAACTATGGGTCGTGCAGGTGGCGTTGAGCCATTGATGCCACGTAAAACTGTATTTGCAAGCACAGGTAAAAATTTACGCAATGCTACTGCAGCTTTAATGGGACTACGTAAAGCTCCAGATCTTCCATCAATGTGGAACAACACAGAAGAATTAGCGCGTAATTTTGAAAACATTGAAGACTTTAAAATATTTAGAACTGCAACTGGTAACTTAAATAAAATCTTTAGCAAAGCAGTAACTGGTAAAGAGATTGTTCTTGATACTGCTGAATCAGCCACTGACATATTCAGAATGGCTAGATTAATTGTAGATCCATATTACGCTAACATAATTAAACAAGCTTGGCGTGAAGGTGATGTTGCTACTCGTTTAAGATTATTTGATGGTATTGCCATTAACGTTGGTAAAAAGTTTGGTCTTACTGACGATGAAATAGGTTCACTGTATAGTCGTACTGGTACACAGTTATATGCAGAAGACTTAACAGCATTCTCAAAGAATGCCACCGCACTAGGTAGAGTATCTAATCTAGGTAGACGTACTGGTTTAACTGAATCTCAATTAGCATCTACTGCTGCCTTATCTAAAGGTGCATTAGCAGATCTTAATCAACAATTAAAAGATGCTCGTACAATGAAGAAAGATCTTAAAGTTAAACTAAAAGATCTTGAAGCCAAGAATGCTACCTTTGTTGAAATTGATGCACTTAAAGCACAGATAGATAACCTTGATAAAAAAATAGGTGGTCTATTTAATAAGACTAAAGTGTATAAAAAGGCTACAGGTGATGATGTTGCTAAAGAAATTAGAGGCGCATTATTCCGTGCTGGTTATTCAACAGATGATGTTAATACTTATACCGATATCTTACGTAAAGGTGTATTAGAAGATGCTGATGAATATCAATTCCAACAAATACTTGGAACTGTATACGATGCAATCACTAATGATCCTAAACTTGCACAACAATTAAGTAAGAATATTGATGGCTTTGAAGTAGTTGACTTCGATGCTGTTTATGGATATGTAGCAAAAGCGTTTCCAAGTGCAGAAGAAATTGCACAACGCTTAGGACAAACTGCTTACAATCCAGCACAATTAGGTGACTCACAATATGCTTTAGGTTACTGGCAATTAAGCAACAAGGTTGCTATGCCTAACTTTGCTCAATGGTCAATTGAAGCTAACTCTAAACTTGTGGGAACAAGTAGATACTTAGGACAAAAAATAGTTAATGGTTGGTCTTGGGCTACCCTTATTCCACGTTTAGGTATTAGATCTGCTATTGAAGAACTAGGTTTATTTGGTATTGCAGTTCCATTTGGTGACTTGCATAGAATCTTAATTGGTAAAAAGATTTCAACTGAATACCGTTATGCTACTTATGGTGAAGCTGGTCTTGGTTTTATTAACCGTATGTTTGCAACATTCCTACGCTCTGGTGAATCAAAGATTACTCCAGCACAAAGAAAACTTTTACAACAAGACCCAAGTCAATTACCAGCATTAGTTGCTAAAAACGTAGCTCGTAATAAAGCAGTTATGGTATTAAGTGGCTTTGATACTAAAACAGTAGAACGCTGGGTTGATGATTGGTTCTCACTACCTTATGGTAATGCTGCTCTTGATGAAATTAATGAAGGTGCTTTAGCAACCTTAAACTTGAGTGAAACTGCTGCTGACAAATTAGCATTAAGAGCACAAAAGATTTATGGTCCTATTACTGAATGGAACATTAGAGCAGCAGAAGCTGCTGCTAAATTAAAATCAACTGGAGAATTTAACTCCATTAGAAATGGCGATTACGGATTTGATATTAGTTGGTTAACTCAAATTAAATTGAGATTAAACCACACAACCAACTTAGGTTGGGGCAAAATTGTTATTGCTAATATCTACAATGAAGATAAAGCCGTTAAAGCTCTAGTTGAGAACTTTAAAAAGAACCCAGAAGTAATGAATAAGTTTGTTCTTTATAAAGCTGTTGGTCCTGAAGAGTTTGCTAGAAGACAATACAAGTTCATTGTACATCCATTCACTAAACAAAATGGTTTATTAAACGATAAACTTATCTCTAAAGTACGCAAGAGTATTATTGACCCAACAACAGGTAAATCAAGATTAGAAATAGATGCTGATAAATTAACACTTAGAGATCTTGATGAATTTGTTAGACTTGAAAGACCTGAAACAGTATTAGGTAAAACATATATACCTACTACAGCAGCTACTAATTTAGTTGAAGCTTGGGGCAAAGGAATGTCCTGGGCTATGAACTGGATGGGTAAGCAAATCAGTGTATTAGGTCGCGAACCTGCACTGTTTGCAAATTATCAAGTGTATCGTAAACGTTTAATATCTGCTGAATCAGATATGGCTCAACGTTATATGGATCAAGGAATGTCTAAAGCTGCAGCAGAATCAGTTGCAAGTAAATGGGCATCTAATATTGCTGGTGATTTGGCTACAAATAGAACATTACAATATGTAGATAATCCAAATGTTAGAACAAATCTTGCATTCACTATGCGTAACCTTGCTCGTTATTACAGAGCAACAGAAGATTTTTATAGAAGAGCTGGAAGAGTAGTTCGCTACGATCCGTTAGCAATTGCTAAGTTCAGATTACTTACTACAGGTTTAGAAGACACTGGTTGGATTCACAGAGATGATGAAGGTGAACCATACTTTGTTTACCCTGGTGATGAAATAATCTACACTGCCGTTGGTTTAGGTATGAGATTATTAGGTCAAGAGAACGCATTAAGACAACCACAGCCAGCGCAACTTACTGCCAAGATGTCTATGCTTACTCCATCATTAGATCCTGAAGCTGGTATTCCAACACTTAGTGGACCTATCTCTGCTATAGCAATATGGGCTATTGAACAATGGTTACCTGAATCAGAACAAATGGCATTTAGAAAAAAGATTCTTGGTAAGTATTCTGTAGATAGAACACTTCCTGAATTATTACTTCCAACTACTATTAATAGATTTAATAATGCATTCTTAAACTATGATGAGAAATCATCTCAATATGCATCTGCTGTACGTAAAGCTCATATGTATTATGCAGCTAATGGTATAATGAAAAAGTTTATTGATCAAGCAGTTAAGGGTGGAGAAGAACGCGCTGCTGCTGTATTAAAGTACAATCAATATGTAAATGCAACTGCACGAAACATTGTAGTTGCTAGAAATATGTTTGGTTTAGTAGCACCTGCTTCTCCTCAAGCTGATTTTGGTTTAGATGTTCCTGATTGGGTACGTGAACAAGGAAATATTACTAACTTAAAACCTGAGTTCCAAAAGCTAGTTGAACAATATGGTAATGATCCATTAGCTATTGATAAAGCTCAATATAAATGGAGTAGATTATTTCCAGGTAAAGCTATCTATACATTAACAGAATCTGAAAAGACTGGCATTGGTACAGTTAAAGCTACCCAAGAAGCTGTTGAATGGGTTAAGGGCAATAAAAGATTAGTTAATGCTTATCCAGAAGCAGTAAGATTTATTGTTCCTGCTAATGGTAAATATGATTTAGAAGCCTATGCTTTCTTACAGGATCAAGGCTTTAGTGAAATGAAGACTATTGAAAAGTTTGCTACTGAAGCAAATACTTTTGAAGACTACTTCTACTGGAGACAAGTTAAAAACTTTTCTGATTTAGATATTGCTAATGCACAAGCTCCTGCTGAGAAGAAAGCATTACAAGCTAGATGGGAATCTTGGTCTAAACAATACAGGACTCAGAATCCACACGTTCAAGTTTACTTAGACAATATCGTTAGAAACGATCAGGCTAAGAAAAATACAATTACTGAACTTTATAATATGTACCAAAAGGGCGATATGCCTAACACTGGTTCAAATCAAAAGTTGGTAAAGATGTTAAAACTCTACAATGAGTTCACATCAAAACTTCAAGCAGTTCAAGGCAGAACCGATGAGGAAGTTGCTTATCGTAAGAACCTTAGAAAAGATGCTTTAGATTTAATGCTCGAATATGCAGGAAGCGATGATCAAGCTTTAGCTGCATACAGAACTTTGTTTGATCCACTAATAGGAGAATAATGGCAGACGTAAACCTAGATGGTTTAGATGATGTAACTGGACAACCAGTTATTATTCCAGACGATGCAAGTACTGAATTACCTCCTGTTCCTGTTGTTGGATCAGATGGTTCTGGTAAATCTTATTATAAGGTTGTAAAAAGGTATGCAGGTAATCAATTAGTTACTCAAATTGTTCCAGTAACTACTGCTGAAGCTCTTGGATTATTCTTTAATCAAACTCCAGAAAAGATTAAAGTAGTTCAGAATCAATTCATTAAAGCTGGCTACAAGAACATTAAAGCTACTGGTAAACTAGATACTCAACAACAAGTTGATAACTATAGAAAAGCAGTTCTTGATGCTTGGGATGCTTATTCAACTTTAGTTAGTGCTAATCCTGATGGCGCACCTGATGACATTGCTAAGTTTGTTGATAACTCTGCTGTGCAAGGTGGCAAAGGTGGTGGATCATCTGTTTATGAAACACTTTATCTAACAAGCAAACCAGAAGCACTTCAATACTTTAATCAACTATATACAGACCTAACAGGTCAAGTTGCTAATCCAGCAAAGGCTGAAGAGTTCTATAAGAAACTTAATGCTGCAGAAAAAGCAAATGTTCAAACTCAAACCACAACCACTGCTGGTGGTAAAACTAGGACAGTAGTAACCAAAGCTGGTGTAGATGAAGCAGATAAAGAACAAGTAGCTTTAGATATTGTTGGCAGAGATGTAACAATTGAATCCTTAGCAGGAGTCGGTGGACAACTAGGAACTAACTTAAAACAAGTTGATACATTGTTATCAGATTATAATGTTACAGTAGATCCTAAGACAAGACTTGAGTATCTTCTTAATACTACTAAAAGTAAAACTGGTTTACAGGATACTGCATTAAAGATTAAGAAACTATCTGCTTTACAAAATCCTGCATTAGCTCCATTTATAGAAGCTGATTATAAACCTTCTGAAGTTTTTGGTGGATTGAAATCATTTAAAGAACAATTTTATGGACAACCATCATTAAGTCCTAATCCTTGGGATGATGAAGATTTAAGATGGGCTGCTAAACAACAAAAGCTTCCAAGTTATGATGAATGGCAAAGTTACTTAGGTAACAAACCAGGTGCTGAATTTACTCCTGGGTTTAGACAAAAATCAGCAACCTTTAGTTCTCAAGTTCTAGCAGAATTAGGATTTCAAAAATAAATGGCAACTGATTATAAGAAAAATGCTCAAGAGGCTAAAGCAATTGCCAAGTCTAATCCTGCTGCAGCAAAAGTTATTGCTCAAGCAACTAAAACTGGTCAAGGTCTTAGCAATAACGAATTAACTTTTATTAAAAATAATGTATCTAGTATCACAGCTAAAACAAATCCTGTTGCATTTCTTGGAACTTTACAATCAAGACTTGATGCTAATAAGGCTGCTGCTGCAGGAACTACAACTGGTGAAGGTACTACAACCACAGGAAATGTAGTTGATCCAAGCGCAGCTTATGCTCAAGCAAGAGATGAAGCAGAGCGCCGTAGTGCTTATGCAATCTTAGAAGATACATTCAAAGCTTACAATCTAGAAGAATTAGTTCCTGAGATTAAAAAATACCTACAGCAAGGTTTAAGTTCTGCTGAAGCAACATTACAACTTCGTCAAACTCCAACTTATAAAACAAGATTTAAAGGCAATGAAGGTCGCCTAGCTAAAGGATTGCCAGCATATTCTCCAGCAGAATATTTACAAGCTGAAGAGACTTATGCAAACTTACTTAACTCTAATAACCTATCTGGTTTATCTAACAAACAAACTTTCTCTAAACTAATCTCAGGTGGAGTATCCCCTGCAGAAGCACAAGACAGAATCAATAATGTATTCAATAAGATTGATAATGCTTCTGATGATGTGAAGAATGAACTAGGAAGATACTTTAGCCAATTTGGTGTTGGAGATGCAACAGTTCAAAGAAATCAAATTGCCGAAGCAATTTTGTCTGGTGAAGATCCAGCAATGAAACTTGAATCAAATATTAAAAGAGCACAACTACGTGCTGGAGCTACTGCTGCTAAATACACTCTTCCTGAAGAACGTGTTGCAACAGTTGAGAAGTTATTGTCTGAAGCTGGTGTAAGTAACACTTACGCAGCAGGTCAACAAGGCTTCCAAACTTTAGCTCAAATAGAACCTCAAGCACAAACACTTTCCGAAAGATATCAGATGGAAGCAGCAACTCAAGAAGAACTTCAAAAAGAAGCATTCTTAGGTTTGAAATCTGAACGTAGAAGAAAAGCGGAAGAATCCGAGAAGGCAGCCTTTAAAGGTGCTGCTGGCACAACCCAAGCATCCTTAGCTCAACAGAGTAAAGGAAGCTTCTAAAACCCCCTAGCAGGATCTACCAGCCCCTGCAGGCGTATAAGACTGGTAGCAAGAGCCACAATATTTTCCCCGATTTATTGTGAGGCTTGCGACTAACCAAAAAGAAATGGGAGCGTTGCAATGAGCAACAATTATCAAGACTGGGAAGATGACGAAGATCAAGAACTGGATAACGATAGCCAGGAACCAAATGATCTCGTTAAAAAACTTCGCAAAGTAGATCGCGCAAAAGAAAAGCGAATCAAGGAACTAGAGTCCGAACTTGGACAACTACGTTCTGTGCAACGCGAAAGTACAATCAAATCAGTTTTGGAGAGCAAGGGTGTGAGCCCAAAGATAGCTAAATTCATTCCTTCCGATTTAGAATCAACCCCAGAAGCGGTTGACAATTGGATTAAGGAAAATGCAGACATTTTTGGATTAGTAGAAAAGCAAGAAGACAAAGGACCAGACTTGGCAACCTTACGTCAAATCGATGCTATTACTGCTAATGCTCAATCCCCTGCTGGTTTTGATGACACGATGCTTCGTATTGATCAAGCTTCTTCAGCTGAAGATATTATCAATATGATTAATCAACAGTCATAATTTAAAACTACTAAACTAAGGAAATATCCGAAATGTCAACAGTATATACCGCATTATCAGGCGGCGCTGCAACGACAAACGGTGGTCTTGGTGGCGGTCAATATTCAAGTGCTTCTAACGTAGGAACCTTTACACCATCCAATGGTGCAGGTCTTGTACAAAAAGCATATGACCGTCTTGTTGAGTTTGCACTTCGCTCTCAACCATTACTCCGTTCAGTCGCTGACAAACGTCCAGCACGCCAATCAATGCCAGGCTCATCCGTTGTATTCCAAATTTACAACGATATGTCCAAGGCAACAACTGCTCTATCAGAGCAAGTTGATCCAGATTCAGTAG